CAACGTGCGTGACAGCCACGCCCTTGCCGATCTCAAGATCCCCAATCCGCTGACCTACAGCGTGATGTCCGACGATTTCAACGCGTACACCGCTGCCAACTGGACGGTGGCCGGTACGGCGGCAGGGGTGCCGGCAATCGTCGCTGCGACCGATGGCGGCGTGATCGGCGTGCCGACCACAGCGACCAACCCCAGTGAGACGTCGCTCTCGATGCCCAATCTCACCGTCCTGCCCGAGATCACCAAGGATCTGTTCGTCTTCGCGCGCGTGCGCCTCAGCGTCGCCGACGCCGGCCTGTTCTTTGGCCTGTCGGGCGGCGGTGCGGCGTCGCCAGTCGGCACGGCGCCGGCCAACGGCATCTTCATCAGGAAGGCCTGGACCTTGCCGCCGACGGCCTACCTGCGCATCGGCGGGGTCGACGTCGCGTCGGTGCCGATGGCGCCGATGGTCAACGACACGTGGCACGAGCTGGGGATCGCCTACACGCCCCAGGATGGCGCCCTGCGCGTCTTCCTGGACGGTGGCGGCTATCGTCTTGCGACGTCGCCGGCAGCGTTCCCCGCTGGGGCGATGGGTCTCGCCTTCAGCGCTCGGACCGAGGCGGCGTCGATCCGCAATCTGCTGATCGACAACTACCTCGTGGCGAAGGGTCGCTGAGAGATCTAGGAAGGAGGGCGCATGAGCACGTCCGGCAGTAACACCGGAGGGCTGCGCGCCTACACTGCTCGACAGATCCTGGAGCGTGGCCTCAGGCAGGCCGGCGTGAAGCCGGCGCAGTTCACCTCCGAGATGGTCGACACGGCGTTCGACGTCTTCAACTCCATGCTTGAGGAGATGCTGAACCTCGGCATGCAGCTGTGGGCGCGCGACCGCGTGATCGTGCCGATCTACGTCAACCGCGCCATGGCGGTGACACCCATCGGCACGTCTGTGGTGATTGATGTTCAGCAGCGTACCTTGATGCGCCCGACCCCGACCTTGGTTGAAACCGATCAGGGTGGTGATGCCTGGGCAGCCTTCGATGGGGATCTCAACACGAGCTGCAACCAGCTATTGCCGATGGGCATGATCACGGCGTGGTACCCTACGCCGGGTCTGGAGATCTCCTGCTACGGCGTCTTCTTCACGGTAGCCGGGCTTTACGCCTGGATGGTCGAGTACACGACCGATGGCGTCGCCTGGAATGCGGTTGATGCCGCGACGGCGCCGATCCAGGCGGGCCAGTGGGTGTGGCGCGAGCTGGACGGTGTGCCGCCAAACTGCATCGGCATGCGTCTTCGATCCGTCGAGCCGCTCATACCTCTGAGCATCGGTGAGCTGTACTTCGGCAACAAGCCGACCGACATCCCGATGGGTGTGCTGAACAAGGACGACTACGACGCCCAGCCCGACAAGACGTCGCCTGGGAATCCCTGGACCTACTACCAGGATCGCATCCTGCCGGCGCCGGTCCTGTATCTGTGGCCCAGGCCAAGCGATCAGTCGAAGTTCCTCTCCCTGGTGGTGCGGCGCCGGCGTTACCTCGACACGCTCACCGACATGAGCCAGACGCTCGACATCAGCCCGCGCTGGAACGAGGCGATCACCAGCTCGATGGCGCGACGACTGTGCAAGGAGATCCCCGAGGCACGCTTGGAGCGCCTGCCTGTGCTGCTGAGCGAAGAGGCGCGCGACATGGCGCTGGCCATTGGCGAGGAGCGCGATCCGGCGCCGCTGCGTTACAACCCTGGCCTGGAGGTTTACGAGTTCTGATGCCGCGCTTCATCAACACCAAAGGCGAACCCACTCTGGGCATCGCGCTGTGCTCGCGCTGTCAGCGTAAGCGCAAGCTCGCCGAGTTGGTGAGTGACGGCAACGTGCCCAACTTCATGGTCTGCAAGCCGGCGCTCTCGCGCGGCTGCTGGGATGAGTATGACCCGATGCGGCTGGCGCCGCCGCCGGTCGACAGGCTCACCCTGCCGTTCGTGCGACCCGACCAGGACATCACGATGAGTGAGGCGGCGCAGCTCGAAGCCGGCCTGCCGCTGCGTCCACCGCCGCCTGATGGAGAGTGACCATGATGGAGGACGCTGGCCCCACTGGGATGACGTTCAGCTCGCTGGTCGACGATCTCAGGCGTTACGCTGAACGTGGCGGCGTGCTCGACGAGGACGTCGAGATCCAGATCCCGCGCATCATCAACAACACCGAGCGCGACCTCGCCGACGAGCTGAAGATCCTGGGCTACCTCGACAGCTACGTCAGCAAGATGAAGATCGGCCAGCCGCGCATTTCCAAGCCGGGCAATTGGCGTTCGACGGTCTCCGTCAACTTCGGCACGGGTGTGGAGCAGCGTCGCCGCAAGTCTCTCAGGCTGCGCAGCTACGAGTACGTTCGTGCCTGCTATCCCGACGACAGCCAGCTCGGTGAGCCCGAGTATGTCGCCGACTACACCAACAAGATTTGGCTGGTGAAGCCGTCGCCCAACGACGCCTACCCGTTCGAGGCGATGATCTGGCGTCTGCCCGACCTGCTCTCGGAGTCGAACAGGACCAACTACTTGACCGAGCTGGCTCCCAACCTGCTGCTCTATCGTTCGATGCAGGGGCTGGCGGCTTACCTCAAGGATCCGACCAGCGCGGCTCTGTGGAAGGGCTTCGCCGATGAGCGCAAGGGCGCCATCCAGGAGCAGGACTTCAAGCGCATGAATGATCGTGCCCAGGTGAGGACTACCGCATGACCGTCCTGGACAGCGACAGCTACTCTGCCACCTTTGGTGGCCAGAACCGCGCGCCGGCGCAGATCGACTACGTCGCTTACGAGATCGCGACCGACATCCATACGCAGTGGCCGTTCCTGGCTGAGGACGGGGCTTTCATCGCGCCGGCCAAGATCGACATCAGCGCGACGGTGGCCAACCTCAAAGTTTTCATGCCCGACGCTTCCATCGCATCGGTTGGCCAGGACGCTTTGGTACGCAATGTCGGTCTCCACACCATCGGGGTGGTCGACTTCAACGGCAACACCATCGTCGCCATCGAGTCGGGCCAGCAGTGGCTGATCTGGATTGTCGATGACGACACGTCGTCCGGCCTCTGGGCGCGGGTGCAGTTCGGTGCCGGTTCGTCGTCGGTGTCGGCAGGGGCCCTGGCTGGCGCCGGCCTGCGCGCCGAGGTCACCCGTCTCGATCAGGATCTCATCACCACGCCGCTGCTCGGCAATCATTTCCTTAGCCTGGGTGACCGCGCGCGCGTGCTGCAGAGCAACGGCGGTGTTGTCGGTTGGACGACCGAGGATGCCAACGTCCTGCTCAACGGCTGGTTCTGCTACGTCGTCAACAGCGGCAGCGGCACGCTGACCCTCGATCCGTTCGGCTCTCAGACCATCGACGGCGCCGGCACCAAGGTGTTCGCTCCCGGTGAGAGCGCCATCGTGTTCTGTGACGGCTCCAACTTCATCACCCTGGGCTATGGTCGTTCGCTGGTGAGTACCGTCAGCGGTACCAGCATCAGCTTGGCGCCCGGCGGCACCATTAACCTGACGCCGTCGCAGATCGCCTCCCAGGTGCAGAACTGGACCGGCACGCTGACTTCCGATGCCATCCTCGATTACGGCGGCGGTGTCGGGTACTGGTTCGTGTGGAACAACACGATTGGCGCGTTCGACGTCACTGCGCGCAACGACTCGCTCGATCCTGGCGTCGTCATCCCCCAGGGCAATTTCTCGATCATCCGGTCGGATGGTTCGAACATGAACATTGCCTTCACGGCGACGAGCGGCACGGTGACCGAGGTTCGGACCCAGGCCGGTGAGACGGTCGGCGGCCCGATCACGTCGGTCGGTACCATCGGTCTTGCCGACACGCCTGTGACCCCCGGAACGTATGGTCTGGCCGGCACGCCGGGAGCGACGACGACGGCCGCGCAGATGCCCATCGTCACCATCGACCAGAAGGGCCGCGAGATCGCGGCGTCGTCCTACACGCTGGGCACCGCAGCCAACTTCAATGCGGGCATCGGGCCTGGGCAGATTCCCGTCATCGGTCTAGACGGCAACTTGCCGTCCATCCTGGGCGGCGTGCCGACCGGCGCGATCATCGATTACATGCTGGCGACCTTGCCGGCGGGTTACGTGTGGGGCGTCGGCACGGTTGGCGATGTGGGTTCAGGCGCCACCTATGCGTCACTGGCCTGCAAGGCGCTGTTCGAGGGCATTTGGGCGAGCTACCCCAACACCACGGCGCCGGTCACGCCTGGGGGTCGCGGCGTCAGCGCTCTGCAGGACTGGATCGACAAGAAGGTTATCGCCGTCACCGACTTCCGCGGGCGCGCGCGGGTGGGTCGCGACGCCCTGGGCTCCTTCGGTGCGGCCGGTCGCATGACCGCCCAGGCGTCTCCCAACGGCACGACGCCGGGCGCCGCGGGCGGCGTTGAGACGACCTACGTTTATACGAGCGTCAGCGTGTCGGGCAGCATCTCGGGCGGGACTGCCGGTGGGCAAACGGTGCGCGTCTATGGCAACACCGGCCCGTCGAGCAACAACTACAGCCGAGGTGATCAGGGCAGCCACAGCCCGGTGCCGAATGATTTTCACAGCCACTGGTTCGACGGCACGTTCGGGACCAACGGCGAGTCGCTTGGTGTCAGCGGAACGTTCTCGGGCTCAGGCGGCGGCAACAGCAGCTGGATCCCGACCATGGTGCCGTTCGCCATCTGCAACGTAATCATCAAGCTCTGACATGCCCGACGGCCAAAACTTTCCCATCTCTAAGCCGCAGCTGATGCTGAGCGAGCCGGGCATTCAGCGCGACGGCACGATGGCGAGCACGACCGGCTACATGGCCGGTGAATGGTGTCGCTTCTATCAGAAGCGTCCGCGCAAGATGCTGGGCGCCCGCGAGCTGCGTCGCGACATCGGGGGCATCGTGCGCGGCCTGGATGTGCAGAGCTACGACGGCTACAGCTGGGTCCACCTGGGCAGCCAGAACGTCCTGCAGCGCCACAACATCAATCTGAAATCAGGCTTGACCACGGGTCTCGTCGACCGCACGCCGGTCGGCTTCAACCTCGATGCCGACAACAACTGGCAGTTTTCGCTGGTCTACAACACGGCGAACAACTCGAACCTGCTGCTGGCGCACGCGGCGCCCAACATCCAGGACATCGCCGACACCCGCAATCGTCCGGTCTACTTCAGCGAGGTGCGCGACCCCAACCCGTTCCTGGAGATCGAGGGCTCCGACGTCTCGGGCGGCATGGTGGCGATGTGGCCGTACTTCCTGCGCTTCGGCAATGACGGTGAGGTCGCGTGGAATGTTCCAGGGAACATCACCAACCTCACCGGCACCGGCTCGGGCTCTGCAAGGCCGTGGGGAACCAAGATTGTGCGCGGTCTGCCGATCCGCGGCAACGGCCAGGGGCCGGCCGTGCTGTTGTGGTCGCTCGACGCGCTGATCCGCTGCCAGTTCACCGGCGGCAACCGCATCTTCGACTTCGATACGCTGACGACGTCGAGCGCGCTGATGTCGTCGAACGCCATCATCGAGCACGCGGGGATTTACTATTGGATGACGGTGTCGGGCTATTCGATGTTCAACGGCGTCATCAAGGACATGAACAACGAGAGCAACCGTCAGTTCCTGCTCGACAACCTTAATTGGAATATGCGTCAGAAGGTCTTCGCGATGAAGATGCCGCGCTGGCATGAGATTTGGTTTTGCGCGCCGCTGTTCGGCGCCACCGAATGCAACTGGGCCTTCATCTACAATTACGGCAGCGGCATCTGGTACGACACGCCGCTCAACCTTTCCGGTGGCGGCTTCAGTGCGGGCATGTACGAGCAGATCTATCACTACCCCATCGTCTGTTCGCCGGGGGTCAACGAGGAGACCGGCGGCACTTCGGTGTGGCAGCACGATTCCGGTCTCGACGAGGTGTCGGGCACCCAGGCGGCGCCCAAGGCGATCCGCTCCTGGTACCGCACGCACGAGTTCAGCAACGCCATTCCCAAGCAGCCGAATCAGGCAGGCCAGAGCCAAGCGCTGTCGTTCTCGTTAATTGAACCGGACTTCAACCAGAAGGGCGATCTGCACCTCTACCTGCTCTCGCGCGCCAACGCGCGGGCCAACACACGGCGTAGGGGACCGATCATCATTCCGGCAAACCCCGCCGGCAACGAGCAGACCGCCAAGACGAAGTTCACCGG